AAGAACAACGATACGAACTCCAGCAGTTTATAAAGTTTAGGCATGGTGTCCAGGCATGGAATGAACTTCTTAGAATGGAAGGTGATATACGCAAACGTAGACAGAAAGAGATATATGATAAACAAGTATTGCGACAAAAGATAATTACAGTTATCGTTGTATTCTTAGTAGTGATAATTGGTATGGGTATATTACTAGCGTTTGTATACGGATTGGTGCAACTTGATAGAGGAAACATAGGTTAGATTTATACAATGAGTCCTGAGACATTAGACAAATGGAAAATCCTCCCTCGTTTGATGATGCTAGCTATGACCTGTGTTTATATTAGGTGCATCGAGTGGGCATTGAGCCAGCCTGATTTAACTACACAACAAGCTGGCTTAGTGTCTGTTGTGACTGGTGCTATGACCGGAGCATTTGCCATCTGGTTAGGAAAGGAAACACATAATGAAAGCTCTATACGATAAGTTAACAGATCGACAGAAGAAAACTATGGAAAGACATAGTAAACATCATAGTAAGAAACATATGGTTGCAATGACTAAGATGATGGTAAAAGGATCATCATTTACAGCGGCACATAAGAAAGCAAAGAAGATGGTGGGTAATTGATATTCAAAGCACTACAACTTGTGGGTGGTATGGCATCTACATGGATAGAATCCAAAGCTGAATCACAGAAACTTAACCTGGAGATAAAAAAGAAGCAGTTGACTGGAGATATTGACTGGGATTTGGAGGCTATGAAAGGTTCGCAGTCTTCTTGGAAGGACGAATACCTTGTAATTTTATTTAGTATTCCTCTTATTCTTTGTTTCTGTGGTTCTTGGGGGAGAAACATTGTAGAACAGGGCTTCAGAGCCTTAGAAACGATGCCTGAGTGGTATCAGGTAACTTTAGGTTGTATTGTAGCCGCCAGCTTTGGCATACGCTCAGTGACTAAATTCTTTGGGCTACGAAAGAATGGGAAATAATTGGGAAAAACGTCGTGAGAATCTTCGTTTACATAGGGACTGGGATATTAGAAATTTTAGGAGGTATAATATGGCTTTTAAATTATCACAAAGATCACTGGATAGACTGGATGGAGTACATCCTAAGCTTGTTGAGGTTGTTAAGAAAGCGATTGAGTATACTGATGTCGACTTTGGAGTAATCTATGGTGTTCGTGATTTAGAAACTCAAAAGAAACTATTTGATTCTGGCAAATCGCAGACAATGGCTAGTAAACATTTGATTCAGGAAGATGGGTATGCACACGCTGTTGACCTTATGGCTTATGATGGCAGTAATCCATCTTGGGATATTGTGGATTATGATAACATAGCTGATGCTATGCGTAAGGCGGCAAAAGAAGTTGGTATTGATTTGGTTTGGGGTGCGGCATGGCACAAGTTACTAACAGTATCACCGGATAGTGCAGAGGATTTGATGAATGACTATATCGATACAAGAAGAGCCGAATCAAGACGTCCATTTATCGATGGACCTCACTTCCAATTGCACACCTAGACAACTAGCTTTTGACTTTGATGATTACGATGGGCCGCCTGAGTTGTGGCTAGAATACTTGTGGTCACTTCTCCCATAGCTTCTTGCGTTCTATGTACAGAGAAATAATATCCTCGAAGTTATCTGGTTTTCTTGGTGGGATTGTGCTGTAGATGTTGTATGCCTCGAAACATCTGTTCTCGTTATATACTTGTTCGCTTAGTTTCTGACATTCTCTTGCAGACTCGAGGTCGATAGTCAGCATGAGAATGATAGTGTGTGTCATCTTTTCTATCATAGTTATCTCCGCTGGTAAAAGCTAGGAGGTCTGGCAAGCAGAGCAGTATGACCTCCTAGCATGTTTTAGGATTAGTTTATTTGGAGAAAACTATGTTCCTAAAACGGTATTTCATCTGATTCTATACCTTTGTCAACACCATTATCGGATGACATTGCATTTTTATCAGTTAGCTTCATAGATAGAATGTTACCTTTTTCGGTCTGCTTGACCCAAGCGGCAACTCGTTTCTCTCCAGAAGAAATCTCAGCCACACCAGTAAAGGCTGGTGCGTTTGGTGTATCGCTGTTGTTATCCCAAAGCCTACCAACTTTGACATAGATGTCTCTAATCGTAGTACCATCAGGCATTACGTCTTTGACCATAGCTATACGTTTGGTTTCACCCTCATCATTGAGACTGCCAGTACCAACAAGCTTGATTTGATCGCTAGAACTATTGAAGATAGCTCCAGTATTCGTGTTATCATATTCCATATTACCTCCGTTAGAATGGATTGTTATCAGTCTTACCATTATCAGCATTGTATTTGTTGTCGTGCTTACCAAGAAACACATCAGCATCACAGCCTAGATGGGATAGACCTTTAGTTAAGGCATCAGTCAATGCCATTTTACCAGCGTCTTCTGCTGGTCGTTTCATATCCTTGTGCCAGAAAGTCCTAGTACCAGCAATAGGACCGAATGTATTCTCTGGTATCGTAGTCCAGATAGTTACCTTCGCAACAATAAGTATCATATCGTTAGCTGATGGGTAGTCATACTCTGCGTTGTATCCCCAGCCAACACCTACTGGTCCGAACATTCTTGTCATCTTCATGATCTGATATTGCGGATCAATAGACGTAAAGCTTCTCTGACCAAAAGAAACTTTCTTCAGATACTTGAGGTCGGATTGAGCAAGCGAGTTCCATACATCCATGTGTGCTTTTCTTTTCATAAGCTTTTCATGTTCCGCTTTTTCTCTTTGATATTCTGATTCTTCTTGCAGAAACCATTGGTCTCCATTTTTATCAACTCCTCCTAATTTTATCTTTGTACTTTTTTTTGGTTTATCTGACATTAAACTTTCTCCTTCTCTCTTTCTGTATTTAACCTAGCTAGCTTGGCAATCATTGTTATATCTTCTGGACGCATTTTAAATTTTTCAAACTCTTCTAATTTAAAATGTCCATTGTTTCTAACTATCATAGTAAAACCTTCATCTTCATGAATTTCAACTCTATGAATTGTTAGCCATTTACCTGACCATATTTCGCCATCTATTATTCTTTTACCTTTCATGATTTCTCCTTTACTTTGATTGTTCTTCTTTTCTCGGTTATGTTTACAGATAATAAATCACAATCCATCTGGTATACATCTGGTGGTATGTGGCTCATCAATCTCTTCTTGGCTGACTCGTTCTTCTTTGCAGACTCAAGTGTGTCAACATAGTCATGCGCGTCTGACATCCACTCGTTGTCTCTGTTCATGTCAAGCTTGACCTTCCTATCGATGGTGATGCTTGAGATATCTGGGGTCTCCGCATCCCTATCGATAGGAGGTGACTTCTTGATTACATGTTCCCAAAACTGAGTGATCTTACCCAGCATGTTAGCGCAGTATACTGGATCAAAGCCAATGTGTTTTGACTCCCACTTGCTGTTACCAAAGATGACAGATAGAAAGCAACCATCTGGTTTGTAGTCATGCTCCTCGCAATGCATGTTGTGTAGGTGCATGTAGAACTGTATCTGTGGCATGTATCTTTCGATAACATCAGTCATGTTTGTAAATGCATTGGTGTGCTTTGCTTCTACAATGTAGCTTTTCTTTTGGCTGTCTACACACATCATGTCTGCTGTACCTTTGAATGGTACATAGCCACCCTCGAACTTGAACTCCTTTTGAAGTATACGCTGAGTGCCAGCCATTGTATAGCCAGGTGAATGAGAATGTATCCACCAGTTGAGATTGAAATCCTCTGTAAATGCGCCGAGCTGAACAGCAAATACATCAGTCAGGTCTTTGGGTTCTACAAGCCCAATCTTTTCCTGATAGAGTTCAGCCCATTCTCCATTCATAATTCTGATAGCATCGGTGCCGCCGATGAAGCCTTGTCTTTCCATAGTTTTCTCCTTATTTATATGGCGATAATAGTATCACTTACGCAACTCGTCAACAAAATAATCAAACCTTTCGAGATAATATTTGCGTCTCTCTAGGTCTGTTTTAATCAGTCCGTATATATCCGAGTAGGGTGGAAGTATACGGAATGTTTTGATAGAGACATTGTATATGTGCATGATACAATCTGCTGGCATCTCTATCATATTCTCGATCATCATATCAACTCGCGCACTACACTCATCCATGCTTGTTTCGTATGGACGTTGAAACAAAAACTTCCAGCGAGTAAACAGCTGTCGTACTTTGTCCGGTCTATGTGGTGTTAGATACGCTTCGATGTTAGCCTTTGCAGCAATAGCATCTTCATGCTTGGTACAAGATACATCAAGCATACGAATATCTACAGAGTTCAAAGTATTGAGTTCTCTTACAAGTTGTTCGTTTGCTCTTGCTGGAGAACGAAATGATAGGAGGGTGGCGATGTTGCCATCCTCCTTGATAGGTACAATGTTAGTCAATGTCAAAACCCTCCTCTTTGAGCTGTTGTGCCAGCTCTTTTTGTTTTTCTAACAAGTCGATTTCTCTTTCTTGAAGAAAGATTATCATACGTTTGACTTCTGTTTTGCGAGACAGAATCTCTAAGTAATCTAAACGAGGATTGTTTGTTGTTTTACCTACGTTAAATTCTTTTTGTTTTGTCATAAGACCCTCCAATTATTTTTGTAAATGTTGATTCCCATACTCGGTCACTAATTATTACACAGTATCTAGGATCGCCAGCCTTACGTTTGCAGACTGCCATGTCCCTATCTTCAAGAAGATTGAATACGTTTGGAAACGAACTCTTATCTCGATACTTTACTTCTACAAAGAGAATCTGACCATCAATCTCGATAGTTAAATCCCCTTTGTATTCACCACCTAAACTGCCCGATAGTGGTTGCTTCTTTGTCTTTATACCTAACTGGTTAAATAGCTTTAGAAACCATCGTTCGTGGTAGCTTCCTTTTGCTTTATTTTTGCTAACCATGTATCCTCCCTATAGCATTTGTCACATATCAAACTGCTCCTATATAGAAAGACTACAAAGTATTGAGTCTGCTCACCACAAGCATCACACTTCTGCCATGCTCTTTGGACTTCTCCTTTATTTTTTTTGGAGCGTCGCAAGTTGTTCAATAGCTCTTTCAATCTTGATAGCAGTATCAAAGCGTAACTCTGTGCCTTTGAGTTGTCGATAGTATGTAGTCTTGGATAGTCCAGCCCAGTTAAATGCATCACGCAAACTGACCTTCTGATTCTCTGATTGAATAGTTAGCTGTTCCAAATAACTTTTCATAGAGTCTAGGGTTACTACGTTTTGCTTGCAAATACAAGTATCTATTGATTGTTTTTGTACCCAATGCGGTAATAAAATATTTTCTTACAAAGCTTGGTGCTTTTGCGTTGGCATAAAGTATCCGTTCATTATCGTGCATCTGTACTGATATGATAAATCCATAGCGATGCTCGAGCTGATGTAGTGTCGTGCTAATAGTTCCTTGCTTTAAGTCTGGTAGTTCCTTCCGAAAAGTAGAATATGATATTCGAGGAGGCTTTGGGTTTGACTTCTCTGTATATAGTTTTATTGTTGCAAGTATACGGACTTGATTAGACGTAAGTTTTTTCATTGTCATAGTATCCTTCAAACTGGGGAGGCTCCGACACCTCCCCTTTTTTTGTTATGGTTGCATCTTCTGTTCAAGAATGTATTCATAGACTTGATCCATCAACTCTTCCATAGGAACGTTGGCTGTCTTGATTCCTCTCTCGTCACAGAAGTTTAGAAGATCGATGCATGACATACGTTGAACGTAATCACTCACATCTTCTTTAAGTACCTCATTGGCTGGATGGGACATCAATTATTCCTTTCTCTTTGTCCTCTGTTGGAACATTCAATTCGTTACGAACATCATCAACGAAGTTGAATTGGTCTACGATATCTTTGAGTCTGTCATACACTTTCTCAAGATCGTATCGTGTACCAAACTGTGGGAAACGATCCGTGTCTTTTGATAATGCTTCATAGAAAAGCATATCTGATCTGAATCTTTCCTCAAGTGTTTGTGTTTTCTTTGTCATTAGAATAGTTCCTTCTGTTGTGGTTCATCACCTAGTTTTTGTTTTAAGCCTGACAGAAACTCCTCATTGCTTGTTGGTTCATCGCAATGAGTTGTGCCGCCGTAATGTTCTGATTTGCGCGCCAGCATATACGAGCGATACCCAGTTTCTGTCAGTGGACTCTTTACTTGATTACCATTTACATCGGTTACTGTGAGTTCGAAGTGATCAACTACATAGGGCATACCATGCTCTGAATAGTTGAGATAGTCACGACAAACTCGTACACTGTGCGTCAAGGAGTGCCACACAAATGTTCCTACATCCTCACAAGATTTTTTCATACTTCTTGTAGTCCTTCTGCCAGTATGGTTTCTGTCTTGGAGATGATTCTTGACCAGCAAGTTCTGCATTATACTGGTTGTTGATTTCTTTTTCGTAATGTTCTCGGAACATATACCTTGCAAAGTGAACTCCGTCTTTTGTTTCTCGGATTGCAATGATGTCTGCTCCTCGCTGGTTGAGATCATGTACTCTTGATGCTAGTCTACGGCATCCGAAAGCCAAAGCATCTTTGTCTGTAATAGAACCATGCAAGCGTATACATGCCAGAACTAATCCGCATTGTGTGTTTGCTCTTGGTTCGTTGAAGTAGTCTCGACCTATGTCATACTTCTGTAGGTCTTCCATATTTACATGAGTTATATCTACCATCAGTTTACCTCCGTTACTGTTGTGGTGAATTGTAAGTCTTTGACTGGTGAGTCAGGACCACTCTCGATATGTATGTCAAGAGTGCGGCATAACTCTGGAGCATACACGCGCTCGATTGTGCTGACGACTTTACCACTCTTGTCATAGAACTTGAGTGTGTAGTCATCACGCCAAGTTAGATCAACATCGACACGACCTTTGTGTATGAATCCATTGGTCTCCATTTTGATACCAGCTCTACGCTCTTTTGTTTCCGGTAGTGCATGGCAGTTGTGACCGACAATAACTCCCCAGCAGTTCATAGCATTAGGGTCTGCATACTGAATCTGCTTCAGGATTTCTTTACAATAGTATAAGGTTTCGTTTGTCATAGCTTTCTCCATTTATAATTATAGTTAAATTAAGTAATAAAATCAACTAGTTAAATTACTGACCAGTCATTCGTTTCTTCATTGCAAGCAACTGGCTCTTGGCTGTCTCATCGAGTGAGCTACCCTGACCGAAGCGATGATTGCGTCGTCTTTCGATCTCATTGTTAGCCCATATCAATCCGCATTTCACACTGCAGAAGTTGCCAAACTTCATGATGTATTTACCAGTGTAACATTCAGTTACATAGTAAACCTTGCCATCATCTGAGTTACGTGGGGTTTCTTTTTTGATCGGTAGATTCCCACGATATTTTTCTCCAGGCTTTGTGCCATAGAATGTTTTCTTCTCAGCTTGTGCTGGTCGCTGACAATTATAGCAACGCACTTTGTGAGATATAATTTTAGGATTAGATTGATCATCGTGTCGCATTAAGATTACTCCCTTGATAAAGATACCAAGCTACACCAGCCATCATAGCATCGGCAAGCTTGTAGTATGTTCTTGATCGGTTATGTTTCAAACAGCAGACTTCATACATAGGTTTTTTGTTTTCGTCATAGGTATCCCATATTTGAATGTCACCATCTTTCTTTAGTCTGTAATATTCAACACTCGTTAACTCACTATCATACATACAATCCACACCATAGTGCTTATATATTTCAAATAGCTTTAACATAGTCTTCTCCTTTTTAATTATGTTAGTCCGAAGAACACATGGCTTTCCAAGCGTCAAGGTCGGCGAAGCCGCCGAAGGGAAACCTTTACGCGAGATGGAAAGACCTGTGTTATCGGAAAACATTTCCATTGATATTGATTTTGTTTCATTTGGTCAGAAGTCGTGAAGCAATCTTGCGCCAACACCTTGTCTCCCCATTGGATCGCCGAAGGTGATTAGTTAGCGCGATAGCATATATTCCGCGAAGCGCAGATTAGACACTGTCAGGCTGGCAGTTAGGGGTGTGGCATTGGGAGCCTGACAGTGTGCAACTCCCAGCCGACGAAGGAGGCTGGGAGTTGTGACAAGTTTAGATTGCGAACAACAATACTGTCAGTAGAATTAGACTCATGAAGATCAAGAAACCTGATAAGGTATCAAGTATTTTCCAGAGTATAGATTTGTTTTGACGATCATATCTTTTGTACATTATTCTGATCCTTTCTTTGGGCAGTGAATGATATTACTTAGGAAGTCTCCAAAGTGTTCAACGATTGAACCGACAGAGTTTCCAAGTCCGAGAGCTTCATAGGTTGTGTTGCCATTTTCATCTTGGTCAACTATGTACTCTCTGAATTTTTTGTAGTGTGATTTGTGAGCATTGAGAGTGAGAATATATCTCAAGGCTTCTGTGAATCTTGGTTCGATGTATGCAAGATCTTCATCCGTTGCGAAACCTTTCGAACCGATTTGGTTATCCATTGATTTGAGTGCAAACATGCAGTCTTCTAGGTTTGCAATTGCTTCAGCATAATTTGTTTCTGATATATACATTTGTAACTCCTTGATTAGTAGAGCCGACTCCGAAGAGCCGACTCTTGTTGATGTAACCTACAGTTCTAGTTCTGTAGATGCTTGAGCTTTGAGACCAAGAGTCTTTTTGATCTCGTTAGCTCTTGCAGTTTGATCTTCCTTTACCTTAGTGGCAAAGTGTTGCTCAACCTTTTTGATAGTCTCAGGCTTGATGTAGATGTCACCGTCATTTAGTTTCATGTACCATGACTCTATCCAAGCTTGAAACATCTTCATCTTTACAACTGTCTCTGAGTTGTAGTTGATGCGATCCTGTCTGTGATTAGCTTGAATATCATCTAGTTTATCATCAGCCAATGACTCGTCCAGATTGCTCTGATCTTTCATGATCATCTGCTCAAGTCCAGTGATGGAGTTATAATTATCCATGCCAGTTGAGTTCCATAGATACTTTGGAAGTAATCTTTTGAAGCCATACTGTCCGATTGGAACCATCTCGTCAGACTCGATGTACTCGTCATCGCCAATG